GCCAACCCGCGAAGTGCGGTGTACCCGATGTGACAGGCCGACCCGATTGAGAGGGCGGATTGGCCGGACCCACTATTACCGCTGCCCCCACTGTGGCTGGACGCAGAAAGGAGAGCCGTAGTGACGTTGAAGGGAAAGGCGCACACGGAGTATAGAAAGATGGTCAATGTCAAATCACAGCAATGGGCCGATAACACTTGGCAGCCGTGGACAGAAGAGGAGATTGCATACCTTCTGGAATCCGATGAAAAGCTCACGGAGATTGCCAAGCGACTTGGCCGCACCTACAAGGGCTGCTTAGAGAAAAGGAAGAAAATACGCCGAGAGCAAAGGAGGAGGAATGAGCTGGACAGCAAGCGATTATTTTGGCTGGCAGATCAGCCTGGGCAAGGATAGCGTGAAAGGACGCTATGTTCGCCACGGACAATTGCAGGATGCGGGACCCGAAGATTATCTTCCGGCGACTAAATACCTCATCATTGGAGCTTTTGATGATTACCTGATATTCGCCGCTTCGCTAGGCGAAGGCGTCCCCTCCACCAAACACAGATACCTCGTGAGAATGGAGGATTGGCATGAATCAAGACTCACAAGCATGGTGTCCGATCTGTAAGTATTTTGGCCTCGACTGTCATGTTGATGTTGAGGAATGGGGATTACCTTGTGATGCTTTTGAGGAAAGGAGGACCGATGAGACAAAATCCTTTGTCCATCCGCTTACCACAGCGATATATACGCTGGCTGCAACGCTATGGACAGCCACTAGGGACACAACTAAAGGAGGATCTCGCCGTACTGAGGACGTTGACGTACAAGGACCAGACGTACCTGAATGACATCATCAGCGAGGCGAGGGGACACATTAAGAACCTACTGCTGTATTTGACGCAGTTAAATTACCGATTCGACGGGATGCAAGATGCTGAGGAATTTCTTGAGAGCCTGGAGAATTGGGATAAGATCAGAACGGAAGAACCCTAAAAAAGTGGCCCCCTGGCAAACCGAGGAGGTAAATCAGGGGGCCACACCCACCGAGAGTAGGTAGCGAGACACCGTAATCGAAAGGAGAACGGCGACGCTGCCTACAGGATAGCCAAATCCCATCATAAGTCAACATCATTTTCATCATCAGTCACGAGCCCCCACCGAATCAGCTCTTTGCGAGGGATCAGATATTTAGTGCCGCCGGATTGTTTTTGGGCTTTGATGAATCCGGCTTTGATATAACGAAGAATAGTCCTTTTATCATAGCCAAGGGCTTTGGCAAATTCGCGCACGGTGAAGTAATCCTTTTTCATTCTTTCATTTCATCAGGCATCACTCGCCAATAATGGCGACATGCCGCCTTCCACACGCCGGACCAGGGCCAGCGCCGGAATGGTTTGATAAAACGTCCATGAGTGAAGTATTGCTCGATTGCTCTTTGATAGCGCGACGGGAGACGATCATAAAGCATGTCTAATTGGACCCAATCGCACCAAGTATCGGAGGGTAATGGGATGCGCCGACAAATTTGCACTACTGGTCCGGTGAGATCCTGGCGAAGGAAACGAATCTCCAGGCCAAGCTCCCTTAGCGTGTACCACCAGTATATTGCGTCATGTCCTGAGCTGAATTTTCTCACCCCCCATCCTCTGTATCAAGGAAGCGTATTACGAGTCTAGTTATTTTTAAGTGTACTTTTCCTATAAAATAGTGTAGTGAATAGGAAGCCTAAAGAAAGGAGGTGGCAGCCAATGTCAGGGTCACTGGATAAGATCACACTCGACACCCCTGGCATAACAATCAATGGCAAGGATCTAAAACAGATCCTCGCAGAAAAGGAGGCTAAACAAAGGGAAGTAGATGCTGAGAATTCACGGCGCGAGGAAATTGGCATTAAAACAAAAATCACGAAATCTATCAAGCCGAGAGATAGGTTCGCAGAAGATCCTCGTAGGGTACACAGGCGAGTAAGACACCTGAGCGAATACGAGATCCGAAAGGAGTATGGATTGATAAACAAACCATTTCCCACATTGGGACAAAACGTACTTTATCTATTGTTTCATGCAGGGGGGAAAATCGGTTCCCAAGCAATTGCTAAAGAAATCAATAGACCCCTACCTGATGTAAGCTCCGCACTATCAACCATCTACGGCAGACTAAAACCAGATAATCTCATCGAGAGAGAACGTATCGGTCTGTCATTTCAGTATAATCTTACCTCCGACGCCCGCAGTTTAGGGTTCCAAACGGTTTGGGAGAAATACTGGCCAGGAAGTAAGCCTAGAAAAAAGCGAGAGCCTGCTCCCGTACTGCAGCGCAAGGGTCCATACGCCCATGCCGAATTGCCCTACGAGCTTGCATCACACAACATCATCCACCTAGTTGCCCTTACTATGGGCGAGAAGTTTGGCTCCAGGGAGATAGCGCAGGGCCTTGGCAAGCCACCAGCCAACATCTCTAGCACCCTGAAAATGATAGTGGGGCGGCTGGAGAGGCACGGGATGATTAAGCTCTTTGGTCCGAAATCCCACAGGCGCTATAGCCTTCACTCCGACTTAGCCAATGTTAAATCGGACGATCTGATTGAATTCATTACTAGCAAGAAGAAGTGGTGGGAGCAGGACAAGCAGACGGCATGGAAATTTTTCTTTCATCGAGGATCGGCAGCAGCGGTCCACCTGGAGGAGTCATACGAGATAGAGACGAATTTTGTGGATCTAGCGCGAAGAATGACTAGCCTGGAGGATGCGTTCAGAGCAATGGTCCGAGAAGAGGTTCTCAACGTCCCGCACAATGAGGAGCCAGTGCATACTAGCAACACTGGCGAATTCAACATTAATGTGAACGTCAGATTCCTACTTGGCAAATCTAGTTGATTTCCTCGTAGTGCCAGTGAGTAATCAAGCGGCGGCTAGGCTTATCCATTCTTACCACATAGAATTTGAAGTGGGGATAAGTCTCAGCCGCCACTTTGATTCTTACCTTAGCTGCTTCCCGAAAGAATTTTCCTTTTACCTCATGGATCTCGAAACGCTCTGGTTTAACCACGAGAAAATCTGGAGTGTACCAGGCCCCCTCCCCTAACCTTAGTTTAATCGCCTCAAATTTATATGCCAGGATCTCGCCGCCAAGCATTTGAGTGTAGAGAACATCAGCATAAGCCCGCTCCGTTTTATTCATCCGGTCAGGCGCTCCGAGGTATGGCGGCACACCGCTCACAATATCCTTCTTCATTCAGCACCATTGTTGTCCACCAGGATTGACATCTCTTACATTCTTTCGCTTTTGTCGGGCTTTCCACTCGCCTGGGCTTTCCCTTTTTAACCTGGACTTGGATGCGATCATATTTCTCTCGAAGGGCCTGAGCTGATTGGACCACAAATCTAGCCTCAGCATCTAAGTTTGTGGGAGAATATAGCCAGTTGATTGTGTCTTGGATCTCCTGGGGATCTCGATTATCTATTCGGATCATTCGGTCCACGATATTAGACCATGAATTTCTCCCCTCGATAATTGCCTTGTCTGTTGGAAGTCTCGCGTTGGGCAATTCCTTTTTGATTTTCAATTTTAAAAGCTGTGCGGACTCAATTGCAATTGAGGACGGACATAAGGTTTTTATATTAGAATTAGAATTAGAATTAGAATTAGAAACCGGAAGCCTTGGCCCGTCCTTGGCCACGCCTGGGCCTGTCCCTGGTTCGTCCTTTTGACAAGGTGGTAATTTGCTTTGACTTTCTCTTCGATGTGGGTTTTGATGTTGGTGAAAAGTGGGGACATACCCATAGTCCTTCCCATTGACCGAATATGGGTGTATGAATCCACCCTGCACGAGCTGTTGGAGGAGCACCTTTATGTCGCATTTGTCATAAGGAAGGATCTCAGCCTTGATTCTTTTAGGTCGCCACTCAAATCTGCCCTCTCGATCTGCATACCCCCACAGACCAGCAAATAAAATACGGGCCAATGGGTCACATTCAGCCAATTCTTCATTCTTGAAGAATCCTGGCTTGAGAATTCTGGATCTCATGGTAGGGCCTCTAGGTCGGCGGATTAGCGGTTACGTCTCTTATCTCTCGCGGTGGTACTTCTAAAATTTCAGCAACAAGAAAATGGTATCTCTCCCATTCGGCTTGCCGGAGGCCGTGGATCATATCGTTTAACCTTTTTGGGGAGAGATATTTGCCTGTTTTGGCTGTGATGATTCTTGCGATGTCGGTTTGGGTGAGGTCTTTTTCTAGGGCTCTGATCTTAATCAGCTTTGGTATTGGAGCATTTCTCATCGACATAAGTGTAGGCTTCCTCCTTTCTTATTGAGATCGACCCCACAGAATAAGTACACCTAGTTCATATACCAAGTCAACTACTTTGATTTTCTCTGGTATTTGAAATAGTAATGACTGTACTCTTAGTTTTTTTGCGGTTTTTTAGGGAATGTTAATTAACAGAGATAAGTATAAGGTATGGTTTACACTATTTTGGGAAATGTACCCATTCTGTATAGTTATCAACAATTGTGGAATTCTCCATATAACCATGAAATCGTGCTACATTTTTCTGGAAATGTGCTGTTTTTTACTGTGATATTAACATGAATTTTTTTATTGACTTGGGGATATATCCTGGCGTATTCATACACCTGATGAAATCACGAACGTACAAAAACCGAGACGAATGGCTCGAAGGGAGAAAGTTGGGGATTGGCGGGTCGGAAGCTGCCGCCGTCCTGGGCGTGAGCCCTTGGGTATCCCCGTTGAGCCTATATCTTCGCAAAACAGGGCAGATGCCGGAACAGGAGACGACATCGAGGATGCAATGGGGCCTGGATCTCGAAGATGCTATCGCTACCTATTATGAGCGCGAGACGGGACGGGTCACAATGAAACCACCGTCATTCACCATCTACCAGAGCGCCGAGCATCCATTTATGCAAGCTACGATTGATAGGTTCATCGAGCCCTTCGACAAGAGAGGTAAGGGGGTCCTCCAAATCAAAACTGGCGGACCAGGAATGATTGATGAATGGATCGAGGAACCACCAATTTACTATCAGATTCAGATTCAGCACGAGATGGCGGTCACGGGGACTCAGTGGGGATCATTCGCTGTATTCTTCGGTGACTATAAGGATCTAATCGTTGATGTAAATAGAAATGAGCGTTTCGTTGAGATCCTGGTTGAGCAAGAAGGTAAATTTTGGGACCGGATTTTAAATCAAGATCCCCCACCTGTGGATCACAGCGAGGCGTCAAAAGAGGCCCTCCATTGGCAGTACCCAAAGGATAGCGGTCAGTCAATCGCCTTACCAGGGGATGCCATATTGTGGGATCAGGAGCTACAGGAGGTCAAGGCCCAGGAGCGAGAGCTTAAACAGAAAAAGACAGCCCTGGAGAATAAGATCAAATCTGAGTTAGCTCTCGCCAGCTATGGGGTCCTCAGCAACGGGATAACTTATAGTTGGCTTGCCCACGAAAGAGAGGGTTATTGGGTCGATGCCACAACAGTCAGGATACTAAGGAGAAAAGCAAAATGACACAACTGGCCACTTATCAGGAGAAGGTCAAAACAGTTAAGCAGCTACTCCACCAGAATTCAAAGTCTATTGTGGCTGCGCTACCAAAACAGATCGGTGCTGATCGCTTCAACCGGATCGTAATGACATCGGTGCAAATGACACCATCCTTGCTTGAGTGTCAGCCCATGAGCCTGTTGTCTGCGGTCCTAACATGCGCTCAATTGGGTCTGGAGCCGGATGGCGTGAGGAATATGGCCCATCTGGTCCCCTTCGGCAAGAAGGTCACATTTATCCCAGGCTATATGGGCCTCATGGATCTCTGTATGAGATCCGGCATGTTCAAAAATATCGAGGCACATATCGTCTATGCCCAGGATCACTTTGACTATGCTTATGGATCAGCTCCGTTCATCAGCCATAAACCAGCATACGAGCGGGCAGACAGGGGCGAACAAATTGCAGCATATTGTATCGCCTTCTTTAAGCAGGGAGGATTTCAATTCAGAGTGATGTCCATGCCGGAGATCATAAAGGTTCGAGACAGATCCCCCGCTGGCCGATCAGGGCCTTGGGTCACTGACTTTGACGCAATGGCCTTAAAAACCGTGATTCGCCATACAGTGAAATACTTGCCGTCCTCAGTAGTGGACAATTCGTTGTCCCTGGCGGTGAGCCTGGATGAAAGAGCGGACGCGGGAATAGACCAACAGTTAGAAACCCTAACTGGCGTCGATCTGCAGACCGGAGAAATCGTCGAGGAAAAGGGTAAAACGGCTCTGGACAAGCTCACTGAGCAATACAGGCCGGAGCCACCGAAAGCAACACCGCCTCCTCCGCCCCCTCCTCCAGAGGAATCAACGACTGTGACGGCGGAAGAGCGGAAATTCATCGCTGAGTTTAAGGGGTTACATAAGAGTGGTTTTGAAACGTACCTCAAGGATGAACAAAATATCATCCGCCTGGGGCGGCTGGAACCGGACAGCCCTGTACTCAAAGAGCTCGATGAGAAACACATGCGCTTTTGGAATACACCGTGGCCGCGTCCATCGTTCGCATCGCCGCTTCCCACGGGGCCAAGTACAGAGAAACCACCGGAACCGCGAGAACCAGTGGCCCAACCCCTGTTCGGACAAGGAGAGCGACCAGAAGCTCCGATCAGTAGAGACAACCTAGCCACCGCAGATCGCACAATGGAGATAGATCATTTTGTCTCCACTCAGCTCAACATTGACCTGGAGAAATGGCACGATTGGGTCACTGGCACGGGCAGAATGTCCAAGGGACGTTACACCTTGTATTTTTCGCACAATTGGGCTGAGAATTATCATGGCGAAGTAGAAGCCTTTAATAACTGGCTGGAATGAAAAGAAGTATGGAACGTAGTTTTTGCGTATCAAAAGATTTTAGTGAAATGGGCCGAAGAGAGAAGGTTATCGCTAACCTGACATTAGCCAACCATCCTTCTCTCGCACCTTGCCCATCTTTGAGGGCTGTAGCTCAGAGGTAGAGCACGCAAAAGATCCTCGCCGCCCCTTATCCGCTTGCGGGTCGATGGATGAGGGTTATCGCACTGTAAATGCCGTGGTCACGGGTTCAAGTCCCGTCAGCCCTCCCAACTAACCAATCAGTGGGCCGATGCTAAAGGGTTATCTGGTTCGACTCCATACAGACGCACCAGCGCGAAAGCGCACAGCGTTTGCCCCGTGGTAGGGGAAATTCCCTTTACACCCCTCGCCCACTTTAAATCTTACGGGCCGAAGAGCCTGGGTTATCTATCATACGGAAATCCCAGGTTCACCTACTTGCCCGACCTTACCCTGAAAGGAGGGTCGTTATGGTTTACAGAAAGCACTATCAGACAAAGCAGACACCCCAAACGCAGCCTATCCCTGGCAAGAAAATGGTCAAGGATAGTGCGGGCGGCTATGCCTTTCCTGTGGATGATTGGGGACGCCTGGAGCGTTTCCTGGTCCTGGGGTCCGAGGCAGGAACCTATTACATCAGCGAGAAGAGGCTGACCATCGAGAACGCCGAGGCCGCAAGGCGCTGTATCGAGGCCGACGGTCCCCGCGTTGTTGGCGCGGTGGTTGATATATCTCACCAGGGCAGAGCTCCCAAGAATGATCCGGCGCTTTTTGTCCTGGCGATGTGTGCTGGCCTGGGCAATGACGAGACAAGAGCTATGGCTCTGGCTGCTTTGCCCAAGGTAGCAAGGATCGGTACGCACTTGTTTCACTTTGCCGATTACGTCCAGGGTTTCCGTGGGTGGGGCCGAAGCCTCCGCAATGCCGTTAGACATTGGTACAACGACATGGAGCTTAATCGGCTGGCCTACCAGTGCGTGAAATATCAGGGACGAGACGGCTGGACTCATCGGGATCTGCTGCGATTGTCCCACCCGCAGACAGATCAGAAGGAGAGGAACGCTATCTATCGCTGGATCGTATCTGGTGACGGAGCCGAACTACCTAGAATTATCAGGGGGTTTGAGCTGGCTAAAAAGGCCGAAAAGACCGCAGACATCGTGAAGATCATTAGGGACTATGATCTGCCGCGAGAGTGCGTCCCCACGCAGTTTCTCACCGAGGCATCCGTGTGGGAGGCCCTGCTTGAGGACATGCCGATCACAGCAATGATCCGCAACCTGGGGAATATGGGTAAATCTGGATTGCTTATCCCTGGCAATTGGGAAGTGATCCAGACAGTAGCCCAAAGGATTACCGATCCTGAAAGGCTAACGAAAGGCAGAGTGCATCCTCTTAGCGTCCTGGCTGCGCTGAGGATCTATGCCGAGGGTCGTGGCTATTTAGGCAAAGGCGAGTGGGACGCCGTGCCGGAAATCGTGGACGCACTGGACGCCGCTTTTTATGAGGCGTTCAAGAACGTCGAACCCGCCGACAAACGGCTTGTCATTGGCCTCGATGTATCTAGCTCTATGGATTGGGGCGGGATCAATGGGATGCGCTACATGACACCGCGAGATGGCGCTTGTGCGATGGCCATGATTACTTTCCGCACCGAGCA